TGAGAAGAAGTAGTCGGTGTACTGGTAGGCCTTGCCCATGTCTCTAGCCACGTCAGCTGGGACGTCTTGTCTGACGCCGAAGTCGTAGCCACCGCCGTAGTTCAACGCCACATCAAGCGGTGAGCGGTTAACTCGTGAGTTGCCGACCGTGTCTAGGTAGTTCTTCTTAAGCTCGCTCGATAGTGCGTCTGGGTACTTGCCGTGCTCGACCGCTTGCTTGTTGTACTGAATGCGGTACTTGGCAGCCTTAGCTAACAGCTTGGCCTTGTCAAGCATTGACAGGTTAGCAAACGGGTCTGCATCAACCTTGCCGCCCTCTGCAAAGTTCTTGGTGTAGTTTATGCCCTTGTAGTAAGGCGACACGTTAACGCCAACGCTTGACTGATCGCGTGGGTCGGAACGGTAAACAGATAAGTTTTTGTATTGAGGTGACACGTTAAACCCTACCGTCGCCTGAGTGCGTGGGTCGGTGCGGTAAGCAGACCAGCCCTTCGCTAGTGGCTGGCGGCCAACGCCGTACTGCACACCTTCGTCGGTTGTGTACCTGGCGCGCAGCTCGCTGATGTCGTCACGCTTAATCTTACGTGCCGGCACGGTCTCTGTGTAGCCATCGTCGTAGGTGTAGGTTTGAGCAGGTAGCTTAATTATTTCGCCATCTTTGGTAACACCAAAGCCGTACTTGTTTAGGATGTCAACGTCGGTGCTAAAGTTGTAGTGGCTGCCTGACGAGCCCTCGCTGTCAAAGTTGCCGTAGTCACCTGACGCTCTAACGTTCAAGCCACCCTCGTCCATGTTAACTACGCCGCCTTCTGCTTTAAGCATGTCTGTCTCGTTAGGGTCAAAGGTGCCCTTGTTGCCTATAGCTGACTTGATTTGGTTTGGTTTAAATGTTTTGTAGTACGCGTCTTCTGAGAGAATGTTTCCCTTAGGCGCATAGATAATGCCATCGTACCCTTTGGCTGCCCAATCAATATTAGCGTGCTTGCCGCCGTCCATGACATAGTCCTCGTACTGCTGGTCAGTGGTGAATATCTTGGGTTTCTTTATCGATACATACGCAGGCGTCACAACTGGGTGCTCGCCTTCGGCTAGTATATGCGAGCCGAACATGTACTCTGGATCTGCGAATTGATTAGCCACGCCTTTGGATCCGAAGAACGCTGGGCCTTTAAACTCATCAATCGGCGTCATGTCACCACGGTAAACAACATGCTTCACCTGGCTGTCTTTTAAGAACGCATCCTTTGCTAACCGATACTGCTCAGCTAAACCACGTAGCCCTTTGGCTGCGGCCTTAACTGCACCACCAGCTCCAAACTTCTGCTCGGCCTTGACGGCGTACGCTGGGTTCTTGGCGATAACCAACGGGCCAATCTGTAGTATCTCTTCGGCACCGGATACAGGCTCCATCGTGTTGCGATCGTAGAAGTAGCCGTGACGCTCAGGGTCATAGCCAACCTGGACCCACTCACCACTGGCCAAGTTCTCTTGGGCCTTCTTGACCGCGTCCTCTTGGCTTATTGGGTTCCACTCGCCACGGATAACAGCGAACGGTCCCTTTTGTCCACCCATAGCGACTTTTAACGCCTTGTCTGGTGATCCTATCATGGTTGCGTTCTTAACAGACGACACTGAGTCGTAGACTGTCGGCGCGTCCTTGCGGTGGATAGAGTTAACCCATACGCCGTGATCCCTGTAGGCTGGGATGTCTAGGCGTAGGTCTGTCTGCTCACCCGCTGGAATCTCTGACGCCTTTCCATACATAAGCTTTTTATTTTTATCAAGCGCTCTCATTGCGTCGTCGTACGTTGCTGGTGCTGGTACAAACGAGTACGGCGTCACTGGCTTAAGCGAGTTGACTAGCTTGTCGTACTCACTAGCCGATAGCTCACCTTTGTCTAACTTGATGGCGGCGTCTTGAAGACCCTTTGTGCGCTTGGTGACATCCTTGAAGTTCATGTCTATGCGATTAATAGCCGGCGCAGCCTTGGGTGTCATGTACTGCTCAGCCATCTCACGTAAGCCCTTGGCTGCAGCCTTGACCACACCGCCACCAGCGAACGCAGGTAGGCCTTGATTCATCACGTAGTCACGTATCTCTGGCGTGATCTCGAAGCCCATCTGCTCTGACACGTTATCACCAAGCTGCACACCGATAGGTTTAACGCGCTCTGTTACACCCATTGATTTTAAAATGTCATTAGCGGTGCTAGGTACGATCTGATCGTAGTAGGTTCTCATCCCCTCGCCGCCGACTTGTAGATCCAAGCCAGACAACGTCCTTGGTTGTGGTGGGGCGTCAACGTCGCCGTATATTGACGGCTCTGCCTCCCAACCTACGCTAGTGCCCACTGGTGCCTCTGCGCCCTCGCTCTTAACAATCTTCTCTGCTATGTCTTTGCCTAAGTGTTCAGCAAGCTCATCCTGCGTTAGGCCTTCTTTTGAAATAACCTCTTGCCCGTTCTTTACCGCTGAAAAGCTGTAGGTCCCGTCAGGGTTCATGCTGTGATGTATGCTGTCAATCTGCTTAGCTAGGTTGTAACGATCAGCCTGCTGCGTACCAGTGGTCCAGGCCAAATGGCTTTGCCCCTCGTCAACCGCTCGCTCGATGGCCTTCTTCAAGCCCAACGCTGTCCAGTCGGCTGTGTCTTCGACGTACGGACCAAGGGGAATGCCTTTTGGTACGTATGATGTAGTTAACGCTTCTTTTACAGCGTCCTCAGTATTTAATGCTGAAAACCGTTCACCATTTACGTGAAGCTCGATTGTATTCCCATTTTTATCGTACGCTCTGTACATCCCATTAGCGTCTGGCTTAATAGTCACACCACTACCAAACCCTTTCTTCCTACCCTGCTGCGCCCAGTCTGACTGCAGCTCCTCTAGGAACAGCACGTCCTTGTTGTCAGGTGTAAGCTTAATGTTGGTGCGCAGGTGAGCCAAGATGTTGGGCTCGTCGAAGTGACCAGAACTAAAGTTAGATGGGTCACGGAGTATGTCGGCGGGGTGAGGCTGCTCGTACTCACGCACCACCCAGTTAGGGTTGTTGTTGAGCTTCTCAAGCGTGCGTGGCGACATAGGTACCGTGCCACTAGCTAGCAATTGCCCATTTTCGTCGGCAATCTCAAAGACTTTCTGCATTCTGATTGAGGGTGAGCTTGTGTTTGGCGGCAGGTGAATAAGCGTCTCGGTGTAGTCCTCGCCGCCTGGCAGCACGTACTTGCCATACTGGGTCTCATCGATACCATAGCCATCAGCGCGGAGGTTCTTGGTCTTAATCTTGGGTGAGTTCTCTTGAATGTGTTTGACGATGTCCGCCTTGGACAACTTAGGCTGCCGCGCTAGTAGCTCGTCTAGCTTAACGGCTAGTGCCTCTTTCTTTGCAGCCTTGGGTGCGTTAGCCTTGATGTACGCTGCCCACTGTGAGCTAGGCATTGTCTCTAGCTTATGCGCAACGACCGCCCTCTCAAGCGGGGAATACATTTTCTTAATCAGACTGAGTGGGCTTGGCATAGCATTCCCTAAAAGGATTGGCTTTGCGCGATTTTAACTCAGTATTAATTAAAATACAACTACGCAGCGTACGGATTACTTCTTTCTTTTGGTGGCACGTAGCTGTCATCACTTTGGTTGCTGTCGATGTTAAGCATGCGCGTGTCACGCAAGTAGATCAGCGCCTGCGTCATGCTGTCGACCATGTCGTCGTGCTCGCCGTTGGGGAAGATCATCAGCTCGTGCATCATCGCGTCTGTCCATGACGGTGCGCGGCCTGGGTTCTTCTTAGACTCAGGCAGGTACACGAGACCAGACTCAAGCAAGGGCGCGACCGAGTGGACGCGAGTCACCTTGTCTGCACGACCAGGGTTGTACGGATGGCAAGGCACGCCGCTGCGACGCAAGTCTTGCATAAGACTTATGCCCGATCCCTTCTCCTCAATCAGCACCACGTCAACCGTCTTGTCCTTGTCGCCGTACTTGGACCGGTACTCCTCGCCCATCTTCTTACGCAGGTCGGGGTAACCGAGGTGCTCCTTCCAGCAGTCAAGCAGCACGACCGACTTACCCTTCTCGTGGTTGAACACGCCCCAGGTGCTGCAGGCCGTTGGGTCGTTCTGTGTCTTCTCGGTGAAGGCCGTGTCGTAGGACTGCACAACGTACATGAGCTTAGGCAGTGGGTCATTGGCCGACAAGAGCTTGAACCAGTCGCGCTTGATGATACCACCAGCGGCCGGTGACGGACGTTGCTGCAGCTGGCCCGATGTGCCGTACTCGCCAAGCTGTACCTTCAGCTCGTCGATCTCTTTCATGCCGAAGCGGCCCTTCCACAGCAGCTCACCGTCCTCGGTGCGTGGGTCGTAGTTGCCTAGCGTGGTCTTGCTGCGTCTACCCTTCTCGAACTGAGCCGGCAAGCAGAGGTGATCCCAGCCGCCCTGCCTGAGCACGTGGCCAGAGAGGTCGTTCTCGTGCAGCCGTTGCATCACGATCACCTTGCAGCCGGTCTTCGGATTGTTGAGACGCGTGCTCATCGCCTGGTCCCACCACTCAAGCGTGGACTCGCGCATCGTGTCTGACTGCGCCTCCATCGAGTTGTGCGGGTCATCGACAACCAGCACGTCGCCGCCGTGGCCAGTGGTCGACGCGCCAACCGAGGTCGCGAACCGGTAGCCGGACTTGTCGTTCTCGAAGAAGGTCTTAGCGTTCTGGTCACCCGTTAGCGCGAACCGGTGACCCCAACGTGCCTGGAACCATGGTGACTCGATGAGTCGTCGGCACTTGAGCGAGTCACGCACCGACAGTGATCCTGCGTAAGACGCAAACAGCCACCTGAACTGTGGCCGCGTCATCCACACCCACACGGGCCACATCACCGCGACCTGTATGGACTTCATGTGTCGTGGTGGCACGTTGATGAGTAGGTTGCGGATCTCACCCCGTGTGACCGCCTCAAGGTGCTCGGAGATAACATCGAGGTGCCAGTTGCCGATGTAAGGCGTGCCGGGCTCGATCACGTGCCACGCCATCTTGGTAAACTCACTGAGTGACTTCTCAGCACGTCGCCTATCATGATCAAGCTGCAACTCACGCAGTGACATCACGTTACTTGCGCCTAAGTTTGCCCCACTGAGTATTATTAAGCTCGGCTCGTCAAGCATCAGTCACCACCTTAAGACCGTCTAGGCTCTCGTCTGAGGCCTTCGCGGTTAGTCTGAGGTACTCGGTCAGCTCGTCGTCAGTTAAGCGGCTCAGCTTGATCTCACTAGCCAGCGAGCCGTTCAGGTTAATGTTCTTGCTCTCGATCTTATCAACGTACAGGCCACTGACCTTACCTCGTAGCATCTCGCCGTTGATGGCCGCAGAGTACTGATCCTTGGCTGCAGCCTGGTCGCTCAGCTTACCCAACTTAATCAGGTGCTCTTCGAGTGTGATCTGCACCTTCTTGATCACAGGAGCGCGCAACTCCGCGATTCTTGCCTTAATCTTGTCTTTTTCAATGATGGTCTTTGCGTTACGATGAATGGTCGAATCCTTGAAGCGACTGGTGTCGTAGGCCGCTCTGTAGGCGTCTGACTGGTTGTTGCCCCTGACAATGTTCTGACAGAAGACCTCCTCTTGCGCGGTAAGACCGCTAGGCATTAACGCCTTTGACGCTGTCTTGCGTGGCTCACTTACTTCACTCATGCTTTAAGCCCTGACAAATGTTCAATCGTAAGTGTAAACCCTTCTCGCCTTGCGATGTGCATTATCTCTATCCAGTACTTCTGCGGGATGTGACCGTCGGTACCCTTCATAATCTTAGGATAGGTCCAACGAGTGATCGTGCTAGGGCTGATGCCAAGCTTCTTGGCCAAGGCTCGGTTGCTCTTGAACTTAGCTAGGACCGTGGCCGCCGGCTTTTTGTTCATCAGGTGGCTGTACTCTTCGTTGCTCATTTGTTTTCCAATATCATTCAACAACCGACAGTATAAACTAATTGTGCGTTTGCCTCAACACAATAACGCAACTTAAATAAAATTAGCCTTGAAACCCAATGATAGTCTCATCGTTAAAAATAATTGAAAATAATTGAATAAAAGTGTTGCGTTTCTCTCAACACTCCGTATAATAGTTTCTGTGGTTGGGCAACACAATAAAACTAAAAGGACTAAACAAAATGAACGAAGATGAATACACAAACTACGGTACCGAACAAGATCGAGTAGACCAATACACTTACGTTTACGGTGCTGAAAGAGCCGATGAGCAATGGATTCTTTCACCGTACGACACCTGGGAACGCAACCCACACTACACAGGCCCAGATCAGGGTCACCCAGAAGACGATTACGACTATTAATTAATAGGGCCTTCGGGCCCTTCTTAAGGAAAATAAAATGAACAGCAAACTAAAAAGAAAAGCAGACCAGATCACCAAGCGCTTCCCTGGCGTGTGGCTAAAAGATGGTGAGGACTTTAACGGCAGCAAGGGGGCGCTGTGGAGTGGCGAGGGCTCAGAGATTGACGGCAACTACGCGTTCGACTACTACGGCCACCGCGACACGATGGGCGTACACCCAGAGTTGTTTGAGTACCTACACAAGATAGGCCTACACTCTGAATGGTACGACAGCGGTACGGTTTTAATTTACACAAACTAAGGAGATCCAAGATGAAACTATCACACGAAGAGGTACTACTGCTAGTCAACACAATCAACCCAACGGTTGAGTACTACCGCGAGGTTAACGAGAACCGGTTCAACGCGCTCTCAGCGCTGCAGGCCAGGCTCGAAGAGTACCACGACACGACCATGCAGCTAGAGTACGAGGCCAACCAAGAGTAGGCCAGGTGGGCCTTTTGGCCCTACTAAAAATAATTGAAAATAATTGAATAAAAGTGTTGCGTTTCTCTCAACACTCTGTATAATGACTTCTGTGGTAGGACAACACAATAAAACTAAAAGGACTAAATAAAATGACAAATCTAGCTAAACTACAAGCAACAACTCAAATCGACCAACTAGGCATCTTGTTAGCGCAAATCGCTGACCTTGAGGCACAGGCCGAGATCATCAAAAACGATCTTAAATCAAACGAAGGTGTTATCGAGGGTGACCTCTTCCGTGGTGTTGTAACACTGTCAGAAAGAAAGACAGTAGACAACAAGGCAGTATTCATCGCTGCCGACGTACCAGCTGAGTTGATCGCTAAGTACACAAAGACAACGGCTGTTATCACTTTAAAAGTAACTTCACGCTAGGAGCCAATCATGAAACTATCAAGCGCAACTAAGATAGCCATGACACTAATGAAAGAACATGGCTTGTTGACCCAAGGTTGGAAGTTCACTTACGACAGAGCCGTTCGCAGGTTCGGCCTCTGCAGCTACACAAAAAAGACAATCAGCTTAAGCAAACACCTGGTAGAGCTTAACGATGAAAAGCAAATGATTGACACCATGCTGCATGAGATTGCCCACGCCTTAGTTGGTAAGGGCCACGGCCACAATCGTACCTGGCAGCGTCAGGCTGTAAGTATCGGCTGCAGTGGAACTAGATGTTACGGGAGAGAGGTTGTTAAGCCTACAGCAAAGTACTCGCTATCCTGCCCCAACTGTAACCGTGTAACAACCCGATCAAAGCTTCGCAGCGGACTTGCTTGTGGGGCCTGCTGCAGACAATACAACGGTGGTAAGTATTCCGCTGCCTACCAATTTATAGTTAACTAGGAGAACCGACATGACTACATCAACACAAACAACTTGGACCCCCTACGACGCCTCAGCGTGCGTGGAGGGCTTCGACGGCGAAGAACACGATCAGGACACAATCATCTCAGCCTGGCAGTACCTACTCGACACCGGCCTATGCTGGCAG